ATGTGTATGACTACGGAAGATTTCGTGCGGCTCGTGCGCGATGTGCAGTCGGACTTCGAGCGGGAAGAGGACCAGGGATTGTTGCAGCGGGATCTCCACAAAGCGGAGCAAGCCTTGGCGGGGAAATACGCCTGCGGCCGGATTCTGCGGGCCATCGAAGCGCGGGAAGGTATTCAATTAGTTGGCCGACACAGAGCCGGTCGAGCGAGGTGAAGCGATGGACATAGTTTGCCCGAGTTGCGAGAAGAAAGCAGGCAGCGTGGAGAGCGTTGCGCGGTTGATCTTGACAGCGCATTGCCCCTTCTGCGGTCTGGATTTTGGCGTGGCGGTCGATCCGCCGGCTCCGGTGGCGGCTGCGCCGGCCACGGAGGGAACTGGCGCGCCGGCGACATCGTAATGCCGTCGCCGACACTCATCATTCCCGAGGAGCTGATGCACCCGGGCTCGAAGAAAGCCGTGGTCGCGTTCCTACGGGATGCCCCTGCAGAGCGGAAGCTCAAGGCGCAACTGCTTCTCGCTTGGGCGCAAGAGGTCGGGGTGACGTTGCGGCAGCGCGATTACGAAGAGGTGCAGTCTCAGGCGTTGGACGCATGAAAATTCTAATTAACACACAAAGAGAAACCACGAGGGGGTCGTCCAGAGTCCTGGGGAGCGTGCGAAGGGCAAGCCGTGTAGACGGCGCATATCTCCCCGCCTCGTGGCCGGTCTTGTGAAGGAGGAGCCATGCTGCTGTTTTGGGTTGGTCTGCTATGTGGAGTTGCGTTAACGGTACTGTTTTACCATTTCCAGATGCTCCGCATGATGAAGAGGTGGGGCGTGGATTGGCGCGCCCGCGCGATCTCCGCGGAGCAGGAAGTGTTGAACTGGAAGAACTGGGCGGAGCATTCCGCCAAGGATGCGCCGTTCTTGGCTAAGAAGTGACAGAGGGTCCTGGTGACGGAGCTGGAAAAACGCGCGATCCGGTCGTTACGCGACGTGAAGATGCCGAAGTGGAGCTGGCACGCGCGCCGCACTGAATCCTTCTACTGGTTGATGGCGCTCGATCCGAGCACGCGGCTCGACTCGGAGCAGGCCGGGGATCTCTGGTATCTGGTGTGGCGGTATCGTAGGCAGATTGCGGACTGTGAAGTGGTTGTGCACGCTAACGAATTGGTAAATGGAGCGATGAGCCTTGCTTTCCAATGAACTTCCCAACCCGGGGAACGATGAGGCCGGCGGCGTGGACATAAGCGGGAGCAACGCTGGAGAGCGACTCCCCGGCTCAAAGGCTGCGTCGCCGGCTCCTCTTCGGTGTCACTGCTGTGGGAAGCAGTTGCCCTGGCGCACTTCCGCCGTGTACATCGGCAACCAGAGCGGCCGGCACGTGTTCCATGTCCTCTGCCCCTCGTGTAAGGAGTCCTCGACCTACAGATTTATGGAGGTGTGAATGGTCAGTCCCTTGCAGCCTTTAGCCGGTAAACTCCCGCCCGCCACCCGCGCGGGTTTTGCGGCGGGGGGCGAAGGCGGAAGGGGGGCGCGCGAAGCGCGGTATGTTCATAAGATAGGAACATCTAGCAAAGCTGTTGCTTTCATGGGGTCATCGGCGGAAGGGGCAGACTTTTACCGCCGGGAGAAGCGGGACAAGCTCACCAGGCAGGTAGTGAATTCCCTTAACAGGTGTGGAAGGGAAAAGCAGGCAAAAGCCCTGGCCACGTGCGGGGAGTGGTTTGACGTGTGGGTGCATCCGAATGGGGATCGGAAGGCAGTTCCGTGCTTCTGTGATTCGATGTTTTGCCCCGAGTGTGCGAACCGTCGCTCTCGCCCGCTGATTAAGAAGCTCTCCACGATGCTCAACCGGCCGGGAAGATCGTACTGGTTTCTGACGCTCACGGTGCCCAACGTGGAAGACATCTCGCGGCGGGATATATCGGAAATCTCGGAGCAGTTCGCGGAGCTGTGGAAGTCGTGGGTGTTTCAGAAAGTCGAGGACGAAACTGGCAAGTCGCTCCGGATTTACGGCGGTGTGCGTTCTATAGAGTGTACGCGCAATCTGGAATTGAAGTCCTGGCACCCGCACATCCACGTGTTGTTTGAGGGGCCGCGTAGGCTTCCGCGTTGGTGGCTGACGCTGCTGAAAGCCGCATGGATACGCATTACCGGCGATGCGCGTTATCTGCACTTGCAGCGTGCCTACACGGTAACCCGGCGCGGGAAGAGGAAGTACAACCACCTGAATGTGAAGGCGCTGCGCGAGGTGTGTAAGTACGTCACGAAATGCGCTGAGTTTGCCGGTGACCATTTGCTGGTTGATGAGTTCATGCGCGCCTTCAAGGGTGTGCGGCGAATCCAGTGCTTTGGGAGTTTTTATGACGCACAGCCAGAAGAGTTCCAGCGAGAGCCGGGAGACGACAGTCAACCTGACCCAGAAGTTTGCATGCGGCTGCGTGATCAAGGTTATCGACGGATCGGTTTACGTGCGGCGTTGTCGGAAACGGAAATGTGTCATGGTGGACCGAGGCAGTTTTCCTTCGCCTTCCACCGGCAAATAGATGAGTACCTAGCGGTGCATGGTCCGCCGTGGGAGTTGACGCCGTCGCCCGTTGTGGCAAGTGGACAGAAGCGGATAGGGTTCGCCGGCGCGATGCCGGAGAAATCAGCGTGGCAGCCTGCGCTTTTCGAGGGTGCTGCCTGATACCTTCACGTGGAGGTGGTTGAGATGACACAAGCGGTTGCGCAGTCGTGGGTTGGGCGTAGCGATGAGATCGCGGTTCCGTTGCTCGGTGCGGAGTTTTGGAAACAGGGAACTGCGGTTTCGGGCGTGCTTGAGGGGAAACGAGACCAGAAGGTAGGTGGCGCGGCGTATAGGTTGACTCTCGATACGTCTGTGACTATCGATGGCGAAGAGACTGAGGTCGTCGAGTTGCCGAGTCTCACGGGAATTAAGAACGCGCTCGAATCGTTGCGCCTCAAAGGCTATCAGATGAAAAAGGGTGATCTGTGGAAGGTCGAGTGCGTGGGGATTAAGAAGGCGAAGAAAGAGGATTTCAGCGACTCGCCCGAGTTCGAGATCGGAGTGGTTCGCAAGCTGGTAGCGTAGTCGAGAGGGGGAAGGTTTGAGCACGGCGACAAATCCGGCGATACGTTTTCAGGCGGATCGGTTGAAGTTCCCCGGAATGCAGCTCCGGGAAATCCTGGTGTGGAAGAACTGGCTTTATGGCAACTCCACTCGTTTTGACCGCTACGAATACAACGTGCGCCTGGGAGATGGCGTCGATCCCGGACCTTCCTACCCTGACTCTTCGCGGCGCATGTGGATTGCGAATTCCATGAAGCGCGTGGACGTGGTTGCGGTGAAGGGCGAGCGCGTCACCTTGATCGAGGTGGAAGAGAATCCGGGCCTGACCAGTTTCGGCCAGCTCGCCGGCTATGTGGTGTTGTGGCGTGCCCGGATTGTCAACGGCGGACCGCCGCTGGTGCATTTGTCCCTTGGAGTCGAGAAGCTTTTTCCCGATGACCTGCCGCTCGATCCGAATCCTGGGACGTTGCTGGTGTGCGCGCGCATCGGGAATGACGCCCTGGCCGTCGCGCGCAGCTCTGGAGTTGCCGTCGAGGTTGTCCCTACTGATTTTTCTCCCCTCAAAGGTGGTGGGCGTTGAAGTTTTGTGGTTGGATCAACTGTAGTCGGGAATCCCACAACGGTTGGTCCTTTCCCAAAAAAGTTAGGTCGGTGATTCTCCGGGAGGTTGGCGGGAAGTCTGTCCTTCACTTGTTCGGCGGCATGGCGGATTTCGGGCTTCGTTTGGATCTGGACCCAATTGTTAGACCTGATGTTATTGGGGACGCATGGCTCCCTCCGTTTGCAGCAAATTCCTTCGACGTCGTGATTCTTGATCCTCCTTATGTCCAGCTGAACACTCAAGAGAAGAATGCGCTGCTACGCCAGGCGACGATCGTCGCGCGGGAGTTCGTGGTTTGGTTTCACACGATGTGGATAGACTGGGTGCCGAATGCGGATCTGGAACGGTTCTGGTTCGTTGCGCCCAGTAACATGGCGAGCTGCCGTGTGCTGAGTTTCTTTCGTGTTCGGCGAGTTAAGAGTGGTCCGGTCACTCGATTTGTCCGCGGTCCAGGCTTGCGGTATAACCGATGGCTTGCCGGTGCGATGCCCCTACCGTTCGATTAAGCGATTGATCTTTTTTCAAGGACAGATCCTCGCCAACCGGCGCAAAGCTGCAAGCGCGCGCGCTCGGGCGCGCGCTGGTCGGTGGCTCATTCAATTTACGAACCGAAGTGGGAGGGAGACCATCGTCGCGTTGCGCGAAGTTCGTCGAAAAATCGTTACCGGGTTTTCCTGGCAGGCAGGAGGGCGGGATCTGGTAGGCAGGCGGGGTGGAAGTGAAAAGGTTCACTTCCAGTGCATCAGGTGGCCGAGGGAGGGCTTTGGCCGGCCGGCTAAGGGAAGCGCCCTGGGCGACTGGCAAAGGGCGCGCCTAGCCTGCCGCGGGTGGCGTTGCTGGCGTGCTGGCGGTTGTTCCTGCCGTGGCGGGTGCTGGTGGGCCCGGGAAGATCTGCATTAGCACAGTTATATCCGCGTCGGAAAAGCCCAGCGTCTTTAGGTGCTCCATCGCCTGTCCCTGTGTGAGCACGCCGGCTTTCAACCCTGCTTTGATCTCCGCGAGTGAGAGCTGGCGCACCTTGCCATGCACGGGTTGCACCAGGTCGAGCGTGATGATCTGTATGTCGTCGTCCGAGTAGCCCTGCGTGGTTAGGTGTGCTTTGAGTTCCAGCAGGTCGATCACGTTGTCGTGGAACGCTTTCTTTAACTGCGCAAGTCCGAGCTGTCGCGCGTGCTGGTGTTGCAGTGAATGCGCACGCAGCACAAGCTCGGCGGTGGTGTCGTCGTAGCCGAGCATGCCCATGTAGGTGCTGGCCGTCTGGTGGTCCATGATTCCATTTGTAAAAAGGGTAGCGATTTCCTGTTTGTCGAGGAACGGGCGCGACACCTGGATCAGGCGGTCAATGTCCGCCGCAGAGTAACCCCGTTGGGCCAGCAGATCCGTGATGCTGGCTGTTGTCGTGGCTCCAACGCTTACCGTTGCGTTTCCAAAGCGGAAAAGGGATTCGACGAGGTGCCGTTCCGATAGCAGTGGCCGGTAGTCCGTGATGAGATCGTCGATCCGCGCGTCCGTGTAGCCTTCCTGGGCGAGTTCCTTGCGCATCTGCTGCTCGAACGTTGCGTCACGGAAGTATTTCTTTATCGCCGGCATGGCCCCGATGCGCTTTGGCCGGTAGTCCTCTTGCAGCTTGTACATCAGCGGGTCGGCAACGAGAATTTGGATGAGGGGTTGCAAGGCGCGGCGGGCCATTCTCCCAAGGCCAAGGTTCTTGGCCATCAGCTCTCCATACGTTCGGATGCCGTCCAGGAAACGGTACTCTTCTGGGATGAGGCTAAGGATCGTCTCGACGTTCCCTTGGCGAATGGCGAAGTTCATCAGGAACCCGAGAAACTTTTCGGCGGGTGCCGTGTCGCCTGCTTCGAGGTCGCCGGACGCTGGCTTGAATTCATCTTCGAGTAGGTTGTACAGGTCGCCGCCGAGTGCTTCCATGCCAGCGAGCCGGCCGCTGCCGAAAGTGGATTGCTTGAGCGCCTCTGCGTCCACATCCGTGCCGGTCAGGTCTTTGACTACGGCGGCGGCGAGATCGTAAAAGCTGGAATTTTTCTCGCCCTGAGCTGCTGTGAGCACCTTCATCATGGCGGCCAAAATTGAGTCGAGTATCCCGACAAGCATACTTGCCACTGTCCCGGGAGCGTCGGTGATGTGGGCTGCGCGTGCGGCCCACATAGTGTTAAATTCTCCAGCGTCCTTTCGTCCCAGGGCTTCCAGTTCGGACTTTTTGCGCGGATCGACTTCCTGCTGTGTCACGTCCGAGACGGTTACCGTAGTTGGCGGCTGATTTACGAGTGGATTCCCGCCGTTGCTCATTGTGCTATACTCCTGTCCCCGCAAAATGGAGGTCTTGCATGCTTCCTGAACTTGGCATCCTTATGCTTCCTGGTCTGCTGGTGATGGGGATTTCTTTCTCTTTGGTTGTGCTGGCGTTTTGTGCGTATTACCGTCTCAAGGGAATTGAGCGCGCGATGTGGGCGGTGGTTTCGCAGTTGCAGGCTATTCGTCGTGAGCTGCCCGCTCCCACTGCTCTTGCTGCTTCGCCCGGTCCTGAGACTGATGCCTTGTTGAAACGTCACGTCGCTAACTCCATGTTCGGCCGCTAAAAGGGAAGTGGCGCGTTGATTTCATCTGTGAGAGCTTGCCGCGCGGCTTTGCGGTTGTCCAGATCATCTTGTGTTGGTCCGCTTGTCACCAGTGCCTGTTGGTGTGTCTGTACTGTCGAGGTGAAGTAGAGTGAGTGCTGCTTGTCGATGGTCGCCACTTCATCGCCGCTGAAAATCCTGTTACCGCCATAGCCGAAAATCCTCTTTACCGCGCCGACGTTCGAGAGCAGGGAAGCGCCAAGGACGTTGGTTTTGATGAGCAGGGTGGGGTCGAGCACCATGGCCAGGGTGTTGATGATCTCGTTGAAAATTCCGCGTGTGATTCGGATGGTCTGCTCGATGCGGTTCTGGATGTCGGCCAGGTCCTGGTCGAGAGCTGCCGCCCACTTCACGTGAAACAATCGCAGGATCCCGAGGAAGCGCCGAATCGTCTGAAGGAATTGCAGCATTCGGAGCTGCTGTTTCAGGATGTGCTTGTCGTACCAGTCCTTTATTTTCTGCAGCCGCTTGACGACGGCGCGGATGTGGCGTTGCAGCCAACTGTCCTGTTTTATCGCGTGGTTGTAGATCCAGACGATGGCTGCTTTGACGTAGTTCTCCCAGATGTGCTTCAGGAATTTCAGGAGTGCGCGGAAAATGAATACCAGGACGCTGACGATGGTGGTGATGAGGCTCCAGAAGAAGTTGGCGACCTGAACGATGGTGCCCCAGATGCTGACAAGCTCTTCCCAGATCGCCACGTCCATGCCTGGGTTATAGTCCGGTAGGTCGCCTGTGTCGGGAGGTCCGAAGCCGATTGGGAGTCCCATGGGGTTTTGCCTCCCTTGCCGATTATGTCTGCGGGATCGCGCCGAGTTCGCGGAGCTGCGCTACGCGCAGGTTGATGCGGCGTTCCACGGCCGGCGTGTCCTGCTCGCCGGCGTAGAATTTCTCGGTGAAGGGGCCGTGGTCGCCGACGAAGAAGGTGTAGAGCTGGTAACGCACGCCGTTTCCTTGCTTATCGAATTCCACGGCGTCCTTGATTCTTAGTCCGTTCACTTCCGAGGGCAGCATATTTCTCCTATCCGACCGATGTGGTCACATCGCCCAGCATGCCGTCGCCGGCAGCGGCGACTCCTGCGAGATCCGCAAGAATTTGCGTGAGATCCTCGTTTGCCACTTCGCTTAGGATGGTGTCCAGGTCGTCCAGGTCGTCGGCCATCGAGTCGATGAGCACGGTTTGGTCTGCGATGCTCGTGGCGAGATCGGCGAGCAGTCCATCCATCGCGGTTTCGAGGTTTGGCAGATCCGCGAGTGCGTCGGCGGTGAGCCCGGTAAAGTCGTAGTTCACGACTGCGAAATCCAGATCGCTTGCGCTGAGTGGCGAGATGGGCCAGGTGCTCACAGGCTGTTGCCCCTTATGACGCGGTTTTCGAGGCGTTCCACGCGATGACGAATGTCGTTAAGAATCCACAGCCCCAAGATTTGTATGACACTCACCAGTGCTCCGAATGCGCCCACGATGATGGCGACGATGGCGGTTTCGCTCATTTCCTCTCTATTGGTCCGAGTTCGTCACTTTTTCCCAGGTGCGCGCGGTGACGTAGCCTGTGAAGCCGATGGCCGTCAGTTTATAGAGCCAGTCGGGAAGCACGAGGGGTTGCATGCTTTGGAACGCGGAGACGAAATGCGCGAGCAGTGGTAGTAGGTAGTTGAACGTGATGAGCAAACCCCAGAGGAGCAGTAGGAGGGGCCGCACGTTGCGGGGCAGCCAGCTCTGGCTTTGCGCTTCGGATTTGATGATCTCTGCCGAGGCCGTGATCTCATTCGATATGGCGTCTTGCAGCTTGCCCTGGAGCTCGAGTTGGATCTTCTGGAGTTCGGTTTCCGCGTTGAGTTTCGCGGTGGGGTCAACCTTGAACACGCCGACAACCTTGGCGAAAGCGTCCGCGACGCTCCCGCCGATTAAACTTTGCAGGTTGAGGTTGGCGAGTCCCATGGGAATCTACCTCAGACTACTGTGACGCCCGAGCCGGCGGAAATAATCTGCGGGTTCGGCGTAAAGACTGTGTTGGGCTGCAAAAGTTCGTTCCGTGGGTTCGGGGTAGCCTGGAAAACCGCGGGCACGGTGATCACGTGCGTCACGGCGTCGGCGACTTCCGGTGTCTGTACAATTTGCGGCGGGCACTGGTGCATGTAGATGAGGCCCGTGACCTTTGGGTCGGGCCAGGTGCCGCCGCACGAGTTGCACTTCAGTCTGCCGGGCATTTGCAATTCTCCTTAGGCATCCCAGAGGCCCCACTCCAGGACTAGATACTCTGGCGCGTACCACTGGTCGCCTGCCTGGAGGCCATTGGTGTTGGTCTTGATGCGAAAGCCGGATCTCAGCACTGTGGGCGATGGAATGGGTATTGTGACATTATTTATAGTGTCGTAGTAGTATGGGATTCCTGGTGCAAAACAGTAGTACCACGTGGCGATTGCGGTTTGGAGTGCGGCTGCGCGAGTCGCGTAAAAGGTGTTTGTCCCATCGTCGAGATAGACTGCGACTTGCCGGTTTGCGACTGTGGCGCTGGTCATCAGAGCAGCTCGTAGCACGAGCAAGATCCAGCGGCGCTGATTTGGGACCACTTCGCTGATTTCCGCTCCGACTCCGGGCATTGTCCCGGTGATGCTGCGCAACACGCCGGCGCCGTCTGTCGCTTCCTTCGAGGGACTTCCGGGCCAGCCGATTGAAAGGTTGTAGGGTACGTACCCTTCCCAGAGGAGCCCTTGCGTGACTCCGAGCAAAGTCGCGGGTGGAGTGCGTGCGACGAACACTTGTACGTAGGACCACGTGCCGGCTATGACGCTGTCGGTTTGCCGGATGGTGAAAGAGAGCAGCCAACCTTCAAAAATGGAGAAGTAGAAGAAAATGTTCGGGCTGGAAGCTTGGAAGATGTATTGGCCTTCCTTGATTTCGCCCTCGGGTGTCAGGTAGCGATAGTTGACCTGGATTGTGGCTGCAAGGTCGTTTGTTATCCCGGTGAAGACGAGTATGTCGTTGCGTTGCAGGTAAATGGGCTGTGTGGGAACGACTAGCTTGGGATCGAACTGGACGAGGTTTGGCGAGGTCTGAATTTCCGAGGGTGGCGGATTCCCTGCGGTAGTGGTTGCTACTCCCGGCGGTGTGGCCATCGCGCTCCTTTGTGAAGAGCGCCGGTTATCCGAGGCGCACGAAGGTCAGGCTGGCGGTGATCGCGGCGAGCAGGTCGTTGCTGACTTGCTCGATGAAAATGCCCGGCGTGTTGTTGGCCTGGAAAACCGGAATCAGCGACAGACCGGTGTGGTCGGAGAGATCGTAGAACCATGACGCGCTCATGTCGCATGCGGGCGCGCATCCGGGCATCGGGATGCGCAGGTTGCCGGAGTCCGCGCCGCGGATGGTGATGCCGGTGACGTTCGCGGCGACTTGGTAGCCGACAAGCGCATACGAGCTGCCGCGCTTCAGTAGATCGCTCTGCGCGTTGAGCGCTGCGAGTCCCGAGTACGTCGAACCGGAAGCCGGAGCGCCAGGAGCGTACTCGACGGTCACCGTTTCAAGTCTGCGCTTCTCCAAAGTCGGCACGTCAATCAACGTTTGCGCCACGCCGCTGATGTCGTCGTAGTAAAGCATCAGCATCAGGTTGTCGATTTTTCCGGCACCAGCGACGCTGGAAATGATCGCAGCAAGCGTGTCCACGGGGTACAAATCTTGCATGGTTTCTAGCGGCAGAAGTGGAAAAGGCTGGTGGGTCTGGGTGCGAAAGCGTATGCCGCGGGTGTTGTCGTGCAACTTGGGAGAGGTGACCTGGAACCAGCCGGGGCTGTCGGTGTCGATCCACGCGTTCAGCAAGCGCACCCGCCCGGTGGTCGAGCGGACGATCAAAGAGTCTCCGGCTACTGCGGCGGCGGCGGACCCGGCGACGGCAGCGGCGGTTACGGTAGCGGTTACGGTGTCGATTGCTGGCGGCATGTTCGTATCTCCCTGATTTGTGGGGAGGATTTCTTCCGCGTCGCCTCCCCGGCGCGGTATCATCATGGGGGTAAATCGTTACTTGTTCTTCTTCGCAGAGGCAGCAGCGGCCGCGTACGCGCGCTGCTTGTCAAAATTCTGTTGGCTCATCTTCGGGCCACGCGGCATGTCGGGCACGCTGGCCATCGCGTCCAAAACGGGCTGCGTGAATTTCGCCCAGTTGGGCGCGGCGTTCTTGGTCCCCACGGGATAGCGGCCGACGCCGAGATTGATGGCGTTCGATTTCTGCTTCGTGCCGGCGTCTTGCGTGAGCGACTTCCCGAAGCTGCCGCTGGTGATTGCGGCTTGCACGGAACTGGACCAGGTTCCTTCCGCGGCGGTGGTTGCGGCCAGCCAATCGCGCCTCGGGTTGTTGATGCCGTCCTGGTAGCTCTGGCCGGCATTGCCGGTATTGTTGATGTACTTCTGTTGGCTGGAAGAGGCGGGCTTAATGCGAATCGGCATGGCGTGCGCTCCGTGTGCTGATCTCGGTTACGAGTGCAGCTTCAGGCCGTTCACCGCAATCGTGTCAAGCGGAAAATTTGCCCTGTTTCGGTGCAACGGTGGGTGCGGGGAAGGGCTGTTTTGCGGGTGGGTTTTGCGGGGGTGGAAAACGCGGAAACCTTTATAAACAGCGAAGGAAAAGCGATTTTCTAGTTAACATAATATCTGTTATAGGACACGATGTCAAGCTCTTTCTTTCTCTATTCCTATCTTTTCTGCGTATATCCAGGCTTTTCTCGAGGTACTTCCCCGGCTGGCGCGGGGGGTGCGCCAGCCGGGCGTACTGCACGGGCGGAGGGGTTTCCTGAGGCTATGGGGTGAACTCGTAAGGCGCTGACAAAAAGGCGCGCCGTGAGAGGCTGCCCGGAGCTATCCGCCACGGGATCAGGAACACGGGCGCGCCAGTTCGGAACTTATGGCTGCGTCACGGTGATGGTCCACGTATCGGTAGTGACGAACGCGGCGTAGACGGACGGTTCGTTCACGGCGGCTTGCATGGCTGAGAGCGTGGCGTCCAGCTTTGAGCTTGCGGCGATGCCGGAGTTCGCTACGCTGTGTGAATGCGCGTCCGCGATGGTCACCGTGAAGGTGTTTGTCGGTGTGGGCATGGAGTCCTCCTTTCTTTGAGAATGGATTTAAATCCTGGTCGAAGATAGTGGCTCCGCCTTACTCGTGGAGCTCATTACCGCCAGCGTGCGATCGCCCTAACGCGCCAACTTCGCGGCCACCGCTCCCGCGGCTGCGCCTATCACAAACCATTTGGCCGCGCGCGCCACGCGCCGCAGCACCGAGCCGCCACGCGCGGCCTGAAGGGCGGTATCGCGTTCCTTGCCCAGCGCCTGCGTCTTGGTCTGTTCATCTTTAAGGTTTGCCTGGGCTGCGGCGAGTTGCGCCTGGCATTCCTGGCAGTTCACAGCAAAGTCGTAGAGCGGCTTCAGGTCTTCGGAGGGCAACTGCACCTTGGGGGCTGGGGTCTCGATTGGCTGCTTGGAGCCTCCCTGGGTGGTCGGAAGGGCTGTGTTGGGTGCCTGCGCTGGTAGGGCAAGAGGTGTGGGCAATGGCAGGACGTCCGGCAGTGCAGTCACGATCTGCGCTGGATTGTGGACGGTGGCTTTCTTCTGGTTGAGCTGAGCCAGGAGCTGAGCGAGTTGCGCATTGCGCGATTGCTGTCGCGCATCGGCATCGGTCAGCGCCTTTTGCGTGGCCAGCAGTTCGGCTTTGAGTTGCGCCTGCGCGCGTTGGTTTCCGCGCCAGACGAAATACACACTTGCGGCGGCCACCAGCGCAATCACTATTGCCGCGCCTTTGAGCCAGTTCCCTGATGTCATGACGATCTCTTCTGAGGACAAGCGCCTTTAGCGGTAGCGCGCCACGCGCGCCAGCACTTCCTCCGCGTAATCCGGATTCCCTCCCCCGTTCCACGCGAGCAACGCGCGTGACGTGTCGCCGCCTGCCGCGTCCAACTTTTGACGCAAAATCTTGCAACCCACCGCCAAACCTACTGCCGGGTCGCACAGCGTGGAAAGGTACAGGGAAGCCAAGCCCTTTTCGCGCGCCAATTGCCCCATAACCTGCATCAGGCCCCACGAGATGCCGCGTGCATAGGCTTCCGTGGCGCCCACCTTGTTGTTGGTGTAAAGCGGGGCAACATATTTGGCGAAAAAGAGGGGCTCGTAGCGCATCGCCCAGGGGTTCCAGTTGGATTCTTGCTCGACGACCGCGCACACCAATGCCGGATCAAGCCCTTCTCCCTGGGCGGCGCGCCGCGCCAGTTCCATGAGCTTGGCATCGAGAGGCATCAGTGCCGCCGGCCGCCGTTTTGCAGATCCACGAAATTCACGATGGGCATTTCATCCAGCGCAATGCCCTGCTGCTCCGCCATTCTGTAAAGTGCGCGGTAAATGCAGGGGAGGTGGCGCAGCGCCAAGTCGCGCAAGAACACACGATTGATTTCGTCGTCGCGCATGCGGCGGTGAATCCAACGCAGGAACACAACGAATTGCGCGCCGATTGAGACCAGTGCCAGAAGAATTGCGGAGGAAATGGAAAACATGGTGGGGGCCCCCTGGGTTTCACTACAGCGTCAGGGCGGGGCTTTCGTCATCCTGCCCTGGTGACAGGTCGTCGAGCGCGCCGACCTCAAGTCTCGAAGTACGGCAAGCTGTGCACTACATGAACAGACTTGGCAGTCCGCCGAGCGTCCCGCCAACACTTGATCCCAGCGAAGAGAAAAACCCGCTAGGCCGCGAGGCGTTCGCGCGTGTATTAAGGAGTGATGCCGGGATGCCCAGCGTGCGCCCGAGCAGGTTTGTGTCCACGCCGTAGAGGCCCGATAGCCCCTGCAGCGCCGACATCTGCTGCTGCATCGCGGTATTGGCGAAGTTCACCTGGTTCTGTTGCGCCGTGCTGGCTTCCTGCCTGCCTTTTTCCCGTGCCAATTCGTCCGTCAAGTCCGCGTATCCCGCGGAATTCCCTGTCCGCGCCATGCGGTTCATGGCCGACTGCTGCAGCGAGTCAAATGCGCTGGCCAGCGCGCCCTGTGATTGACCCGTGATGGCAGCCTTGGTCGCGTCGCTATATCCCGGATTGTTCACAATGTTCTGGTATTGCGTGCCCACCTGGTTTCCCAGCGACTGCTGCTGTCCCAGCAATTGCTGGTTTAGCGCGTTGGTCTGCGCCAGTTGCTGGTCCGTCATCTGCCGTGTTTGTGCTTGTGCCCCGCGTCCCATAAAACCTCCGAACCCTCGTTTGCTAATCTCTACTTCAATCTTTTGCAGTACGGCATCCACTCATCGTCACGTATCCAGCCGAGCCGCGCGAGCCGTCTGCCAAACTTCGACGCAATTTCCGGCGGCAGCCAGGCATGCACGTCTTCCAAGCCGCGCTCCCAGGCCTGGCGGCGTGTCGCTTCGTGCAGGCCAAGCAGCCATTGCCAGCGCTCTTTCGGCGTGCCGCGTTTTGGATCGAGCAGCAGATAGGCCTCGGCCGTCAGACGGAGCAGGGCAGCGCCCGCAATTCCCTTCCCTTCGGCTGGATCCGATTCATCGCCCGCCAGCACCAGCCTGGTCAGGAAGAGCGGGTTCTGGAGGTCGGGAAATTCGTACGGGAAGCCTTGCGCGGCATGGATCGCCTGAAGCTCTTGCAAGTCGCCCTCGTCATACTCCCGTATGCGCAAGGCTATCCCCGTAGAGGTCGAGCACTGTTCAGCCGCATCTCGGCAAGGTAGAAACACTTTTGTCATCCCGAGCGGAGCGAGGGATCTGCTTTTCGCAATTGACAAGAGAAAAAGCAGATTCCTCATCCCGTTCAAAAAGCGAACGGGATTCGGAATGACAATCGCCGGGATTATTCAGCCACTGTTAAATCGTCAACATCAGCGTGATCGTGGCGGGATCCGAAAAGGTTTAGAAGCTCAAGGATTTCAATTCCCAAGATAACGATCGCGGGCTGTCGAGGCCTCAGAGAATCGTCTGCTTCACAATGCGCGCGCCCGTGGGCGTGCCGAATCCGTTTCCGCCGCGCAGCAAGCCGTTCGGCAGTGTGCCGCTTCCGCTCGAGGACAGTGGAGCAGGCCCGCTGGCGCCTCCGCCCGCCACGGCGATTGGCGGCGACCCAAAGCTCACCGGCGCAGAGGGCTGCGAGCCGATGTACTGCGAATACGCGCGCCAATACAACGTCTGATTCCCGAGTTGCAGATACAGGTTTCGCGCCGCACCGAGGAAATGTACGCGTGGCGCGGAAAATGCCGGCGTCACATCCGACTCGACGAAGTAGAAAAGCCCTGGCCGCGATGCCGCCGGATCTGTAATGGACAGGTCAAACCACCCGTTTGCTGCCTGCACCTGAAGCGAAGCGATCGGCGCAGGCGCCGGGGAGGGTGTCGCCGGGTCCACGCCCGCGTTCTGGCTCGTGGCGTTCACCGCCGACACAATCTTCGTCAGCGTCTCGTATAAATACGGGTCGCGGTCCTTCAGCGGCGCCAGTTGCGCAACGGTCAGCATGTATCTTCAGCTCCCAAGGTCCGCCATTTGGGGCGAGGGCCTAATTCACGCCGCGCACCGGGGCCCACGGATCCGTCCGCAGACTGGGCGTAAAACGCTGCAGTTTAAACCACGCGCCGGCTTGGTTCGTGCTGACCTGAAACGCCACGCGTTCCCCCAGCACATTGATGGGCAACTCCAAATCTTCCAGCCCGGGCGAACTGAGCGGCAATGGCTGCTGCGCCTGCGCCGCGCCTGAGGAATCCACGTAGCTCGTCAGCGCCAAGTTCCCCGCGCCTTCCACGTACATGCTCAGATAACTGAACAGTTTCCGGTGCGCGCCCAACCCCAATGAGCTTTCCACCATGCGCTCTGGGAAATAGTGCGTGGTGTAATAGCTCGCGATCGCCGCGCCATCATCGGAATACTGCGTGTCGCTCAGTTGATAAATCTTCCCCGTCGATCCGCCCCCGCCTACGCCGGGATTGCCGCTGCCGAACGCCGCCACCGCCGTTCCGTCGGGCCGCTCGATCAAGGCGCAGCAATTCGCCGCAATCAGCCATGGCGACCATTTGCGCGCGTTGTCTGTCGCCGCTTTTCTGCCCGTGTAGGTGATGTTTACCGGCGGACTCGAGGACAGGGCGCTGACCGTATCAAGGTCGTGATAGTCCAGCATCAGCACCTGGTTCGGCGTAGTGGCGCTTCCGAATGGCGCGCCCACGTAAATGCGCCGCTCCTTCGTATCCACCGTCACCCACAGCGTTTGTGCATACTGCCAATTGATCTTGTTCCAGGTGGGCTGAATTTCCTGGGAGATCTTCACGGGCTCCCCGCCGGAAAACAGGTACAGCCCGGTGCGGTGCGCGATCACCGCCCAATCCTCGCCGAAGCCAACGCCGCGCACGGAGGGCGTGCCCACGCGCTGCGAAACTTCCGATATCGTCCACAGCGCCGGCTCATTCGTGCCGTCGTCCTGCGTCACATACATCGAATGTTCCTTCACGAAATACAGCCGCTCTCGCAACTCGAATGCGGACCTGATGGCCTGCCCGTTGTTCTCCGCCACGCTCAGCATCCCGTCGAGCCCGTCGTAGCTTTCCGGATCCTCCACGCGGCTCGCCCGCACTTGCGAAGCGTTCAATGGCTGCAAGGTCGGGAAAATCTCGATGCAATCGATGTAGAACTGGCCGTTCTGGGTGGGCGTGCCGTCCGCATACACGCGCAGCACCAGATCGCCCGGAATCACGGTGAGCGGCGCTGTCAGTTGCGCGCTGTATTCTATGTAGCCCGTTGTGAGTTGTGCCGCGGTCAGTTGCAGGCCCGTGGTGTTGATTCCCCCGCTGGCGCTGTAGAGATGCACGTGCAGCGTTCCATGTGTCAGCGAAGCGTTGCACGCACAGCGCGCCCGCACGGTGTAACTCGTATTCGCCTGGATGAGTGGCGCCCCCAGTGCATCCTGAACCGCGCCCTGGGTCATCAAACCGCGTGTGGCCGTGGAGCCGTTCCCCACGATCGAATACGCCGCGCCCCACACCACAAAATTCTCTTCATCGGTGCCGCCGGGCGCAAATGTGCCGTCGGGCGTCCAGCCCAGCGGGTAGTGCGGCAGAGACGGTCCCATGAACCCGCCGTCGAATCCCAGGTTCACCCAATTGTCCATCTTGTTCCGTTCACCCCACCAGAACAGGCGTTCCGAATAGCCGATCACCCCGGCGCAATCGCCAAGCTCTATGAGCCGGAACATGTCGTCCACGTTTGTCCCCGCGAGAAGAATCGGATCCGAGAAATCCACTACTAGCGACGTCGTGGTGTTGTCGCTGATGACCATGTTTCCGGTGAACAGCGTTCCGCCGCCGCCCACATAGTAAAAGCTGGCGCCACCAGCCCCCGTGAAGCACAAAATGCGCGCGATGATATTGCTCGGCCCCGTCGGGATATTCGTGACCACAGCACGCTTGCCGCCGCTCGCCGTCCAGTTCGTCGCCGGCCCCGGCTTCGTCAAATAGCCCTGGCGCGTCTGGAACATGACGCACACCTGGTGCACGCCCATGGCAACATTCCCGGCCGCGGCCGCCGTGCCGCCGCCCGAAGCTGCGAGGCCGCCGGTGGTGGCGCCATACGTGAAGTGCATCGAGTCGGGGACTGTTGCGATCGCAAATGTGCCGTTGTACCCGCTCACACCCATGCCGGCAATCGTCACAAGCTGCCCCACGGACAAGCCATGCGCCGCGCTCGTTTGAATCGTGACCGTTGCGGAAGCCGCCGTGCCGCCGCCGGAGCTTGCCAGCCCCGCAGCGCCCGCAATGTAAGTAAACTGCGTCGAGCTCGGCACAGACACCACTGCAAACGTGCCGTTGTAACCCGCCACGCCGACGCCCGCCACCGTGACGCTTTGGCCGGCGGACAATCCGTGCGAGGCGTTCGTCGTAATGGTTACCAGGTAGCCGTTTTGCGTCGCCCCATTGGGGCTGGCTACGATCGTCACCGCAGCGGGCTGTGTCGCACCATTGGGGCTGGCCGCGATGGCCACGATTACGTTTTCGTCGACCACCGCTGGCCCAGCGCCTGGTCCGCCTTGACTCACGCGATCGAAATTTGTGTCGTCGTATTGCCGCGGCAAGTCATTCCCGGTCATCCCGTCGCTGATCGCCAGATATTCCCTGGCGAACAACGTCGCCGAATTGGCGTACGAGTTCGCCGCCAGGCCGCTGGCGATCTGTGTCAGCGTTCCCTCTGTGATCTCCTTATACAAATTCCCCGCGCCATCAAGCGCCATCGTTCGCAGCGTTTCGTTCGGTGTCGTGTACGTTTTCACGTAATTCACCGTCGGGTTGCCCGCCAACGGCCCAAAGAGCGCCTGGAGCCCGGGTCGTGTCATCACGCCGCCGTTGCTGAAGACAACGTCCTGGCAATCCGGTGAAACTCCATGCGGCAGATCGGCGGGAGACATGTCGGTGACAAGCCCGCCGAAAACCTCAATCGGTGCATCCAATGATCCCAGTGTGGACATTTCTTGTCTCTATACTTATATGTATGGTATATATGTGCTGCGTGGGCGTGCCTCGGAGAGTGCTCCCAGTGGGGGTACTGGGTACGCCTGAGAAGCGTTGAGGGTTGCTCTGCAGCCCCAGAAGTTCGAGTCTTCCACTCTCCGCACAGTCCCTCAACGCGCCCATTGACAACAGTATTACGTCTGCTATGCTAAATCTGCTTCTCAGGCGTGCCCAGTGCACGTTGCATTTTTGGGGGCGGCGAATCTTCGCCGCCCTTTTTATTTCGCGCTTCCCTTTTCTCTCAGCTTCATGAAGTCCACGGGCCGCTCCGCTTCTGTCGGCGCCAATCCAAACTCCGCGGCCTTCTCCCGGTTCAGGATTGCCCGGCAGGAGCGGCACACAGCCACGCCCGCCTTGATCCTTTCGCCGCATGCGGGGCATTCCGCCTGGGGCTTGGGGTCATACAACCACGGCTTATCCAGCTTCAATTCGCGTGCCGCGCGCCTTTCCAAGTCCGTAATGAACATGGGATTGTGCGAACGCTCCCACTCGAGGTCGGCCGCCTCCACCAATCGCCGGTGAAACGCATCCAGCTTCCTGTGCGCCTCCGCCAACTCCGCTTCCGTGGGCACCGCTCCTGCCGCCACAAACACGCCGTGAAAGCTTCCCTCGCCGGAATCGCCATTGATCTCACGGACCAGGTCATCGGCGATCTCCCGCGCGGTGATGGGGAATTCCATGGTGCGCTTGTCGCCCAGATCCATGATGCCTTTGCAGGCATGGATGGGCGTGACCGCGAAAGCCTCGCCGGGTTCCGGGGTGCGGATCTCCAGCGAGCCAAAATAGGTGCGGTGGCGTGGCGGCCACTTTTGCGTGGAGATATTCACCAACGCAACGACATCGTTCTGCGTGTTCATGTTTTCCTCAAAATGTCTTTGTGAATTCCGAAGCCCGGGGAGGGTAATCCCGCGTTTGGCGTTCCGGGAAGCGGGTTTCTACTGCATGCGATACTGGATGGTCACATTCGCGTCCGCGGGAGACGTTGTGCAACCCGCCGCAGCCGTCTGCACACTCAACGTCAACGGCGTCCCGGCCGCGTAGTTCTGCGCGATCACGCCGGAATCGTTGGCCGAAGCGGAGATGGTGATGTTGATGGGGGTAATGCCATCCGTGAGACGCACCACCGCGTTGGTCGTGCATCCGGCGGGCGCCGTCTTCGCCTGCACCTGCACGCGGGTCACCGTCAGTGCTTTGTCCGGCGTCCACGTCGAGCCTGTCCACGTCGCAGTCAGCGCACCGGAAAGGAAGATGTTTTGCTCGCCACGAGGAGAAGCCGTGAGGGCTTCACTGCCCAGATGGAGTTTGTAGGTGGATAGACCGCCGGAGGAAAGCAGCGAAGACCCCGCCTGATTCTGGTAGGGTGTGTTGGAACTGCACTCATACGAATAGTTGTCCACAACCGTGCCGCCGGGCACGCTGACTTGCGGAATGCTGCAGCTTGCGCCATTCGGGTTGACCAGGCCGCTGTCGCGGTAGAGGTCCAAACCCACCGCGCCAGGAGGGAAGGAGGATGGCGCGGTGCAGGTAACGGTCTGATTGCCCGTCGTCGTCGTGGCAGAGATAGACGGCCCCACCGTCGTTTCATTCCCGTCTGGGTCAACCGCCGTGAACTGGTAAACATGCGTGCCCACCCATGTGGAACCGCCCGAGCTTACGACACAACTTTGCGGCGCCGCGGGAATGCCCATCTGATAGGCGATGTGCGACGTCTTCTGCAGGCGCGTGTTCCAAGCCAGTTGGTCACTAAGCGACCAACCGGGGTAGCTCACCTGACCGTTGTTTGCGCCAAGATACGCGCAGGGCGCACCCGCCACTTGCAGGCCGGGATAGTCTCCGCTGGTGCCAACCTCAAAAAGAGGCTGATACGCGGTCGCGCAAGAGGGATAATTGATGGTGACAGTGCTGCCCGGAGCGTTGGTCAGGTCCACAGCGGGAGTCGAGTAACCGCCGAGAATGTCCGCGTAGCTGAGGGAAGTGGCGCCGAAAGCCACTCCATAAGATCCGGTGTTGGCGCGAATCGCGGGAATGTAGCCACTTTCTGTCAGAAGATTGTTGAATGACCAGGCGCCCTCAGGGCCTAGGTTCACGCCGCAGCCGTCAATCAGCAAGCCGCCATAAATGGACGTGTTGGTCGTGTAGCCGATAGAGGACCATGTCGGCGAGGACATGCCCGTGCCGCAACTCACCGTGAATAGCGCCGCCGTGGGTGAGGCGAAGCTGGTGGAACTGGTCTGCCAAATGCCGCGTGTCCAGAAACGCCCGAAACCTGCCTTGGAGACATAGGCGTTGGTGTTCCCATTGCTGTTTTGCAGGTACACGTCATCGTAGCGGAAGTCGGTAGCGCCATCTCCGTTCGAGGATTCATCTTCGTAGAGGCAGGTTTGATAAGGTTGGTTGCAGGTGATGAGGAAATTCGCGAGCCAGTCGTTGGTGGAAGCTTGGCCGTTCACGTAAATCATCGGGAAGGCAACACCGGCTATGGAAGTGGTAACAGCTTCAAAAAAACCCGTGGGACTGCCCAGTGCTCCGGGCGCACCACCCTTGACCGTCATCCAGTGCCCAAGCTGCATGGGCGCGTTCAACCACAGCGGTGTCGCGAAGTCGAACTCATCGCCGCCGCAAGTCGCGGAGATTGGCGCGTTGTCGCCTGCACTGAAACTGAAGAACGAGGAGAATGGCGCGTAGCTGTATTGTCCCGCGCTAGGTTGCGAGGGTGCGTAGAAGACCGCTCCGCCCTCATTCGCTGTAAGAGAGGCGCACGCCGCCTTGATGACGGGGGCGTTGTCGTGCACAACCTTGGTCCCCGCAACGGCATTCGTGGACGGTGCCGCGAGCGTCAGCGTGGTAGTCCCGGCACCCGAGGTGATGGATGTTGATAGCCAGCCGTTCGAGGTCGTCGTGGGAGCCGTCTGCGGCGCGTCGCCGTTGTCAATGCTGGAGGCACTTACGCTGTACCCACGATCGAGGAAATAACTGTCCTGGCCCTGTGCCACGCCCACGAGATTGTAGTTGGCCGCGTTCGCGGGCAGCGCGCAAGATGCGCCCGTGCAGCGGTAGATGAGATGCTTCAGGACGGTATAGGCACTGGGCGCTTGCCACTTCACCGCCACCATGCCCACCACACGAGCGTTACCGCCCGTCACCGTGCCGCTGGAATCCGACACGCCGTACTGGTTGAACGTGAACGTGCTGCCCGATGCCGAAGTTAGCGTGAACGCGCCCTCAAAGCTGTGGTCGCCCGTGGAACCGTTTTGAATCTCAATCTGCGAGCCGTTGATGAAGTTGTGCGCCGCACTGGTCGTGCAGGTGACGACCCCGGAAGCCCGCGCACACGCCGGAGTTCCCGAAAGCGTGTTGGTCTGAATCCCCAGCGTCGCTACCGCGTTCGCCACGCTGCCTGCCGAGCTGCACGCGGTGCGCCCGTTCAGATAGTCCTCATCCACTACGCAGTAGTAATAGGTGGTCGAGCCGGTCGCTCCCACTGCCGCCGCAGTAACCGTCGTGGGCGTCGAAATCGTCGGCGTGGGCCCTGCGCCAAGAATCACGACGCCCTGTCCGTTGGCGAAATCCAAAGCCGAGGCCAGAGTCAGTGTGTTCGATGACGCCGACATTGAACCTGTCGTCCCAGTCCTGTAGTAAGTAGGACTTGTGTACCAGCCGAACTTGCGCAGGTCATAGTAGGGATTCGGTCCGCCGAACTGCGTGTCGGCGTTGAAAGTCTGCTGCGCCGTGAAGGTGTTCGGCGTATTCGTCTGCGCGCCCGTGCCACTGGCAATCGGGCCCACTTCCACGCCGGTTTCATCCTTGTAGTACAGCCGCTTGTCCGCCGTCTTAGTGTACAAATTCACGGAGCCCGCCCCCGGCGTGCCCGGCGCCGTGCTCTGATTCGTGAGGCTCAGTGTGCCGCTGGCCATATTCCCGACCACTGTAGTGCTGCCGTTCACCGTCAGGTTGCCGGTGAGGCTCAAGGTAAAGGCGTTGATCGCGCCCGTGGAAGAGAGGCTGCTGAATGTAGGCGAGGAAGGATCGCTCGGAAGGATTACGTTGGGCAATTGCTTGGTGGTGATTCCGGGGCCGGAGATCTCGATCTCATACTTGCCCGGCGCGGCGTAAAAAGTGTAGTTCCCCATGCCATCCGTGGTCGTGGGATTCGCGAGCGCCTGGGTGAGAAGAGGATCGGAGTAGATGAGCGCGAGAGGCGTACACGGCTGCCCGCTCGCCGGCATCGCGCAGACGCGCACCGTGGCCCCGGCCAGAGGCACCCCGCGCGTGTTGAACACGATGTCGTCTTTGCGCGAGCCCTGCCCCTGCGCCGGCCCAATCACGCCAGGCCACAAATGCAGCGCCAGCGCCAAGATCGCCCAGAAAATTCCCATACTGACTTTTGATCGTATCATGTGCTTCGCAGTCCTGTAGCTCAGGTCTTCAGATCTGAGGTTTGTCTTTTGCCTGATCGCTGGTCTCCGATCGCTGATCCCTTGCTTACAGCAGCTTCCGCGCCGTAATCGACAGCTGCACCACGTCCGCGGGATACGCCGCCGGTGAGAGCTCTGTTCCACCTCCAGCGAACGCTTTCAGTTTCCAGTTGTTCAGCGCCGTCCCTTGGATGGGCACGTAATACCCGTTGTTCCCGTTCTGGCTTTCCGCGAACGCCTGCACGATCGCGTCCGACGGCAACTGGTTGGCGATTTGCGTGAAGTCCAACGTGTCGCCGCCCGACACGTAATTCCCTGAAAACGTCAGCGTCGCCACCGCATACACAAAATTGCTCGCGCTCGAGTCCACATTCGCCGGACTCAACGAAATGGTAATCGACATCCCCGCACCCCTCTCCTGGCTCGAAAGCCTCCTGCTGAACACTCTTTACTTATTACTTAATACTGAGAACTGAAGACTGCTTCAAAACGGGGTGTACCCGCTCCTCGCCGAAAACGGCCGCCGCCTTCGGCCACTCTGCTGCTCTCGGCGTACTGCCGCTACGACCAGGTCTTCGATCGCGTCGCTGGCCGCGTCGTCCCATTTCTCCGCCAGCGGGCTGCCCCTCGACCATCCCGCCAGCGCCGCCGTGGCATACGCCAGCGCTTCCTGGGCGTTGCGCACCAGCACCGGCGAGGTTGAATCCGTGAAATCGGGATACGCTTTCAAATAGCGCAAGCGGATCTGCGTGTCCTGGGTGGCCCCAAGGAACCACAAGCCGTCGGCGCGCCATTCCCACACGCTCAGCGTGACGTCCTGCACCCGCGAGGGCAGCCCGCCGTGCCTGGTCAGGTCCACCATCTCGTCAAACTCTTGCCTCGACAAATTCGGCCGCTCCCAAAGTTTCAGCGGCACCAGCAAATCCGTCGGGAGCTGATTGGGCGGCGCGCTGGCATCGCTGATCGACACCTGCAGCGACGCATCCTGTCCTGCCACCGCGGCCACCACCAGCAGCACGTCATCCTGGATGAATCCGCCGCCACCGGCGTTCCCGATGGCGCGCTGCAGTTTCCGATAAGCCGCATTCAGATACGGCAAGAGCAAGGTATCCGTGAACAGGTTTCCCTGCGAATCGTTCAGCAGCGACCTCACCAGGGAGGTTATCTGTCCCGCCGTGTTATACGCACTGGATCCCACTACTGGCATGTTCTGCTCCCCAATCGCTGGCGACGCAATGCGCGCCGCTCACGTGTCACTCGTCGGGCAACGGCGACTTCTGCAAATACGCCGCGACACCAATCACTGCGTTGATCAACGCCGCAGCCGCCCCAATCCTGACAGTCGCCCCCATCCCCGCTCGCAAATTAAAATGCGCCGGATCAATCCCCACCGCGGCCAGGCCGGTCATTACCCCGCCCGCAGCTCCGCTGATTCCGGCTGCCGTCAGCCCTTTAAGCCAGATCCGCAGGTGTGAACTTCTTCCGGTCATGATTCATCATTACTTTCTGGACCCAAGATTCCTGCCTACACCACGGTCACAAATGGCTGCCCATGCAAGGCGGGCACTGCGTCATCCATCAGGGTGTATGCCCACTCCTCGTACTCGCGCTCTCTGCGCACTTCCCTTTCGTACAACATGCCGCGCTGTTTCGCCTTCGGGAAACGCCTCGCCCACTCGATTGCTCGCGCCACATGCTCCACAATCGTTGGCGTCAACTGGACAAACTCGCCCTTCGACCCTTGCAGAGTAAAACAGTGCTCGTATTCGCCCCGCTCCGGATACGGTCCCAGCGCCGGCACGCTCACGCCATTTGCGCTCTCCACCGTCCTTGCGTACCAATCTCGCGGCGATCCGTACATTTCCGGAGGCACCCAGCGCTCCACGTGCCAACGGTTCACCTGGGGATATTTCGGCTCGAGCCGCAATTCCACCACTTCCCGCAGCAAATCCCCGTGCGGATCGCGGTCCTCGAACTTCCCGCCAATCCACGCCAGGCGGTTCCAGCCCCAAATCACACGATAGGTGGGCTCGCCAAAGCGATTCCGCCCGCCGGCGGCTTCCAGACGACGCGCAACCTCCTCCGGCGTGTCGTGTCTTTCTCGCAAAACTTGAATCATCCAAGGCTCTTCTTGGAAATGAAGTAAAGGAGGTTCAGGAGGTTGAGGAAGTGAAGGAACGCGACCCTGCGCCCCTTCGACGGGCGCGCCGATTCCTCTACCTCCCTTACTTCCTTTACCTCCTTTACGTCCCCTTTTTAGTAGCCGCTTGGCCGCGCCAGCGTATCGATATATGCGCCGCTGCGCGGGCTGTCTGACCAAAGTTGAAAAGCCGTGTCAAAATAAAAGATATAAGACGCCGCAAGGCCGCCGCTGGCTCCGTAAATCGGGAACACCGTGTTGCCATTGACCTCATAGAAATCAATGTCCTTCAACACGGCGCGCCCCCAGTGCGCCAAGTCCAGGAAGTCCACGCGCGTCTGGTCCGCGTTCACGCTGGACTTGATCGGAATCCCGCTCATGGTTTTTCGACCGGTGAACAGCAGATCCAGATCGTTTGCGTTTCCGCCGCCGCCTTCCTTGATGATGGAACTCACCGTGATGCCCAGATTTTCCCAGGCGTGCTCCTGCTCGACCGCCATGTAGGCGATCAGCTTGCTCAGGTGGTTGATGCCCAACGACTTGCGCACCTTGTTGATGGCCAGGCGCACGTTGGCAGGAGTGAGCGCCGCGTTGCCCGCGTTCACGCGTGGCGTGGCCAACTGAATGGGATAGGTCGTACGGTTCAGGTTGAGCCACGTGCCGGTGGTCGCGTTGTTCTGGTGATACTTGATCCCATACAACGAAACGGGCTGCGCCCCGCTCAATCCGTCGTGCACGATCACATCCGTCGCCACCGTTCCTGTCGGAACGTTGTCCACGGTGATTTGCTGCGTGGTGATGGGATCCGCTGTCACCACGCTGGTGGTCACGCTCGCGGCGATGTTCCGGTTGGTCGTCAACGTGGTGTCGTAAATCTGGATCGTTTGTCCGGGATAGACCAGCGCCGCGCCGTAGGGCACCGTCATTGTGAACGTGGTACCGTTCACCGCGCTGATCGTTCCTAGGACACCATTCCCTGCCGTCTGGATCAGCTTGTCCAGGAACGAACGGAACTGCTTCATGCCGTTGGCCACTTCGCGCTTGGCGGCATTTTCGATGGCGCGCTCGCGCCCGGTGGTCGCGTATTCCACCAGCTTCGTGATTTCAATCGCGAAGCGGAAGAAAATGGGCGAGACCTGCGCGATGTCGTACTGTGTTCCCGAACCGCGGCCCAGGTCGCCACCGTCCGCGTTGTACGACCCGGCCTTCCCACCGGGATTGACCTGCAAGGGCAGGCGCAGGTTTCGTGAAGAGATCTTCTCCACGTCGCCGCGCTGCTGGATCATGGTTAGAAGAATGTCGTCGCGCTCATAGAGCAAAGGTACTTTGTCGCGCACCTTCTCGAGCTGCAACGCGATGACATTCGCGTTCTGCTGTGCTGGCATTGGTTTTTCTCCTTAGATGTGCTGCCCCGCTTCAGAAGGGCAGGCAGGCGTCTTGCGAGAAGGCGCCAAAACTCCGGTGTTACGCAGGGCAAAAGTGAAGGCCCTGAAGTTGTTCTTTTTGGTTTTGGTTTTCTCTTGGTTTTTCCTGGGGGTCTGCCGCCCCGCGTCCCCAGCCGTGAGAGCTCTTCTACAAATCCAAGATCTGTTCGTCGCTCAACTTCCCATAATCCACTCGGCCTGGGTTCTCCGTTCGTGCGCCGATGCGCAGTTCAGGACTCTCATTTCGTGCGGAACTCGTCCTGTTCTTCCCCGTCTGCGGCGCAGGCTTCGCAGCGGATTCGCCCGCCGATCGCGAGGCACCCGATCTCGCTTCCGCCACGCGGCTCTTCCCTGTTGTCCCCAGCGTCGCTGTGGTCCAACTCCCCACCACGCGTTTCACCGCGCCCGGCACCAACTGCTGTGCCCGCGCATCAATCACCCGCACTACCTGAGCCCGCGTGGCATCGTCAAACCGCCGCGCTGCAAGGATTTGTGCCACTTGCTCGCCGAGTTGCGCGTCGCTTTTCAGCGCCGCTTCCACATCCTCGCGGACCGCCACGCCTAATCTTTCTTGTAAGGGTGCGCCCTGCGAAGCCGCGCCTCGCCCCTCACGATCGAGGCTCTTCAGATTCGGCAACGCCTGCTCCATGGCCCGCGCGATGGCTCCGCCTACGCTTTTCTCCAACTCCGCGTTCGTGGCCTTCTCAAATGCAACGTAGCGGTTTGCGACTTCAGGTGACACAGACACTCCAGTCTGTGCGGTTCCCGCCGTCTGCCCTTCACTGTCCTTTGAACGATTGTCATCCCGAGCGGAAGTCTGCCCATTATGCAGACTGGAGTCGAGGGATCCCGGCTTGCTCCCCGCGTCTTGACGCTGTTCGCTGCCCGGCGCCGACTGGCCGCGCCCTTCGAGCAACCGCACTCCCGCCGCCACCATCTCTCGGAACGCCGCCGGATCCTGCTCCATCAACCTCTGCGCCAATTGCACTCGCGCCGCGCTCAACGCCTCCGCCGGCCGCCCTGCCGCGCCGAAATATGCCGCATCAAACTCATCCAACTGCCGCGCGCGTTCCGCTGCCGATTTCGCCGCATTCACTCCGCTGGGATAAAGCTCCTTCAGCGTTCGCGCTTCGGCAGGCGTGGCAATCGCCTCGCGATAAGCCGCCGCTTCCTGCTTTGCCTGCAACGTGCTTTCCCACAACTCCTTGGCCTCCTCCCCGTGCCAAGGATCCCGCATCCTCTCCGCCAGCCATTGTGGCGGCGCCTGTGGCACAGACACTCCTGTCTGTGCCTGCATCGCGCTCGCTTTCCCTTGTTCCGTGCTGTCCCGGCGCGTCATATCCTCTGTCGGAGTTTTGCTTTCAGCAACGTGCTCCTGCGCGCCGCGCTCCGTGCTCGTTCCGGCGTCCTCCAGCAGTTGCTCATCCGTCAGCAACGAGCCACTCGCCACTTCTGTGTGCGGCTCCATCCCCAGAATCTGCTCATCCGTAAGCGCAAATAGGTCGTGCGCCGCGCTCGTCGTTGCGATATTATCCATGAAGTTACCTCAACAGTTATTCCACGTCTGGAATTACTCCGATTCGCGACTTGGAGGATAGTCATGCCGAAACATTGGTTGCCGTTGCTGTTAATTGCTGGGTCTTGGTGTGTCATTGCACGTTCGATAGGCTCCGCCCCTGGGGCTCCATCCCCTTCCTCGCCGCAACTTGAGTTAGCCCTCAAGACAGACCGGGACACCTATCGATTGTCCGACACCCTCCATTTAGAAACACGCTTGACAAACGTCGGAGAAAGCAACGTCTACATCTGGGAATGGGACCTATGCTGGAATCCGGCGCGGGGTCTTACCTTGCGCATAGTCGACGCCCAGGGAAAAGATGTCCAGGGGCGCATACTTTTGGATTGCGTTCCGCCTCCCCCGCGCCGGGGAGACGTTTATCAGTTTATTAAACTCGCGCAAGGAAACTTCTATGGACGCGCCGAAGCCTTCGCAGTATCAGATCTCGTGAACGGGCCCGGGGAGTATGACATATCTGCTTTCTTCAGTGGCTCTTTGTCCCGCAAGTGGATCGCGCAGTACTTGGGCAAGGATCCCATTGGAAACCTTCCCCTTTGGACCATGGATAAGCCCCAGCTCGCGTCAAACCGCCTTCACATCACCGTGAAACCGTAATTCGTTCCACGGATGAGGCCACCAGATTGGCGCATTCTGGCCATCAGTGTGTATATCCTTTTTCCATGCGTTCCTGCATGGCTGCTCGATTTTTGTCGTCAATCCAGTTCTGCAGGAAATTTCTTTCGCTGGCGCTGAAACCAATTTTGTCGCCGATGCCTAGCTGTGTTGCGCCCGCAGATTGCTCATCTCTCCAGCGATTCTCGCCGAATCACTTTCCGAAATTTTGGTGGGCAACTGTAGCAGCACCGATTCCTTTTCCGCGACCCATTTACTTGAAAGCGCTGGCCAGCAGTTCCCTTACTGATTCGGCCCATTGGATCAGGATTAGGGGCTGACCGGGCGCGGTTGGGCCTGGGCCGCGCAAGAGAATCTCCATCTTATCGCCAGAGAAGGACCTGATACAAAAACGATATCGAGTAGCATCCATCATGAGTTCATCGGGCGGAACTGGCGAGAATCGAATTTTTTCAAACTCGTCTGCCAAACTAACCAGCCCAGGAAACCTGCGTTGGTCGCCGGCCTGCGACTCTAGTTTGATAAGCCTAGCTAGAGCCCCCACAGAAGCATGCGGGCGCTCTTTCTTCCGCCTGCAGAGCTGGGAGTAAACCGACTGCCCTTTTGGTCTCGTAATATGCGCGAGGATTGTGCCACCATAACTCTTTTCCACTGACAATGTGTATTCGATCTCGTTCGCGTAGCCAGGAACTATGCGAACGCAAGCTATCCATCGCACGTCTTTCAATGCTGCACAACGATCCCGGAACACCAGATCGAGAGTCAGATCGTAGTTGTCTCGTGCCCAGCCATCGATCGTGTCTTGAGTTTCTTGTGGTGCACTCGCTCGCGGTGAGGAAGACGCGGCCGGGACTGGCGTGCCCCAAACGCACGAGACTGCCAGTACCCAGATCAGAACGAGGCAGCGTTGTCGTTTCATCTGAGTCTCCCCCTACGGTTTGAAGTTATTCACCCAGTGATAATCGCGCACTTCAGTCGGATTCTTTACGCCGGGTACAGCCTTCCATATGCCATTCCTGTGAAGGACGTAAACTGGCACCCGAATGCCGCTGGATTGCTTGCCGTCTGCCAAATCATGGTCTTGGGGCGAAGGCCGCTCTGACTTCGCCGATGGATGGGTATGAACAACCGCAACTGCGCCATCAGGTGCCGGACCCTTCCAAGTCTCCTTTCCGCGTTCTGCCGACCAAGGCCAAGCTATGAATCCATATTGCCCATCCTTCGAGGTTACCCACATCGAGTGTTCCGTAGGATTGTTGCCGAAACCCGAATCCCGGAATAAGTCGTACGAGTGGACTGCTACCTGGCGATTGTCCATCAACTCATGCCCACGTTGTCCTTCTTCTGGTTCTGGCTGCGTTTGAGCCTGGTTCTGATTTTGCCTCCCTTGTGCCTCGTGGATCAAGACATGACTGCCATCGATGGTGACCCAGTGGTCGCCAGGAGCATCTTGGTCCGTTCCGGCGTTTACAGACAATTCACTGGGCGCTCGCTGCCCCGTGGAGATGCTCGATGTATGATATCCAGTAATACTTGGAGGAGGCGCGGTCATCATCGCCCGCAAATGCGCTTCCGCGTGGGCGCGCACGTTCGTGAAACCCGCGGGATTCGTCAGCTTTGCCGATTGGCCGGCCTCCGAATTCGCCCACCGCTTGCACTCCTCGAACTCCACCGCATGATCATCGAGCAGCAAATCCACCGGCACGGACGGCAGCACGATGGGCACAAGCTGCGGATTTGACTCGGGACCTTCCTCCGAATTTCGCTTTTCGTTTTTCGAGTTTCGAGCTTCCCCAGCCACGACAATCGGCGCGCTTCCCAACAGCACCTGGATCTCCCGCAACTGCTTATTGCGCGAGTCCTCGCCCGGAATCACCAACTCCGTCAATCCCAGCACATTTTTGATGTACCCGAGATTGGCCGGCTCCGCCAGCGCCTCTTGAATCAGGGGATCCTTCAGCCCAAACAACTGCTGCAGCACGCCGCGCTGCTGCGATTTCAGCCGCGGGAACGTCTCATCCGCCTCGGGATGCACGCAGATATTCCCTTTCAAATCGCCCACGCGAATCATGCGTGCGTCCAGCGTCCCGTCCGGACCCAGCAGCGGCACATCTACGTCCTCGGGCCGGTTCTTGCGGAAGCAATCCACGCCCAACAACATCACCTCGCTATAAAACTGTTTCAGGCGCCTCCACACCAGACCCAGCCGACCCATGGCCTGGTCGCGCGCCATGGCATACCCGCTGGCCGTTTTCACATCCTCCATGTTTCCACCAAAGACCGCGGGAAACAGCCCGGTCAAGAACTGCGACACTGGGCCAATCAAATCCTGCTGGTGGCGAATCATGTCCGGAGGCACCTGCGCCGGGGCAGGCTGGAAAAATCCCGCCGCCAAAGGCTGCCCCGGACGCGCTCGCGCCGGAAAGTGCGCCGCAGGCTCCGCCACCTGATTCGCCAGCGCGTCAAAGTCCAACACTTGCGGATCGGCATAGATCGGCGGAATTCCGTACTCATACGTTTCCGCCTGCATGTTGCTCAGGGTGTTGTAACGCTCCTGCACCTGCACCAGCGAATCGCCCACGCTGGGGCGGTTCTGGCCGTCCCCTGGCAGCGCGTGCAGCACCCGCCAGTGATCGTCCATGTTTTCGTTGCGCGCCTCGCAGTACACATCGCCCGCAAAGCCCACGTAGCAGCCATCCGGGAAAAGCGCCAAGAGTTCGTTCCGCACGTCTTCATTTTCGATCCCGTAAAACGCCCACGGGCGCAACCAGGTGCGGTCAAACGTAATCAAATTCATTAGCGCGTCGCCGGGATGAATCGAGGGCAACCCTTGCTCCACACTCAGTCGCGACACGCGCGCGTACACATCCTCCGGGCCCTGCGAGGGCGCCGACTCGATCTTTTCCGTCGCCAGCGGATACGCCGCTTTCAATTTTGCGCGATGCACTTCCGTCTGCCATTGCAGGTACGGATACTCGTGCATCTCGTTCGCCCACACGGGAGTATTCAGTTCCAGCCCGCCAGCAATCGAAATCACTTCCTGGCCGTTCGCCACGCGCCGCGTCTCCACCACCCGCGGCACTGTCACCCGCTCGGCCCTCCGCAAATCCTTTTCGCCCAACTCCGCCCCGCAACCCGGGCAGGTGATTCCGTGATCCGTGTTTCGTGATCCGTGATCCGGGTCGATTTTGACAGGCTGTTCGCTGGGCTGGGTGTTCGTGTCTTCGCGGGCCACGGGTGTTTCTTTCCCGCACTCCGGGCAAACCCACACATCCTCGCCCAGGGGAATCTCCACCGCCGCGAGGATCTCCTCTTCACGAAACCCGAACCGCTGGCCATCCTTCACGTAGCGCACATAGGCGCCCAGCTTCCCATCCGTCCACAAGAAATAGCCGATCGACGTGAGTAGGTGCTCCACATGATTATTCCGTTCAACCAGTTCCGCCACATCGCTTGCCGCGCGCGCCGCGGCAATATCCACCAGCGATTGCGCCGACTGGGGATAGAAGCGCACGCTCGGCACGTCCTGCGAAAGCACGGCCACAAACGACAGCCCGAATCCCTGATAAAAATTCGTCACAAACTGATACCGCGGCATTTCTTCCAGCGTGCGATCGTCGTTGAACTTCTGCTCAAACGGCAAGTGCCAGTTCATGTCATTGGGGTTCCACCAGGCGTACTGCAGCCCTTGCCAGAAAAGCCGCGCCTGGCGAATTCGCCGGATTTCGTGCATCCGCGCCGCCACGCCCTCCACGCGGTATTGCCGCACCAGTTCGCGCAGCGCGTTCACGAGTTCCGGCCGCTCTTCCTCGAGCCGCTCGAAGTTCGGCCCCAGTTCGACCGCCTCGCTTGCTGGCCCCACCTGCCCGTCATACCGAGCGGAGTCTGCGAAGTGAGGAATCCCTCCGGCATCTTCCGCAACTCCAGCATTCCCATCCGCCGGCGCCGTCATCCCGGCTTCCCAATCCTTAGTTGCGTTTTCCATACGATCTCTCGTCATCTCTTCTTTGCGATCTCTGTGTTAATTCTCCGTCTGCATTCCTTAATTCTCTCCGCCCGTCATCCCTTCATCGCGTCCTGTTCCTTCTTCATCTGCATCTGCTGCCACGACCTCTTCCGCAATCTAGGCAGCTCCACCGGCTTCACCGGCACCGCAAACTCCACCGGAGGAAATCCCGCCGTTCCCAGCAGCGAATTCAGCAGCGCGCGGTTCTCCGCCCGCAGCCGCGCCACTTCCTCTTCCAGCAACCCCACATAGCGCGTCCGAAAGAAGCCCCGGATCAGGTTTTGAATGGTCATCATGTCAGATAGAATGTCAGACAAAGTGTCTTACAAATATCAGATATCATGCTATACTGGTTCAGGAGGGGAAACGGCCATGCCAACCCACGCCAATCGCCGCAAAATCTCCACCACCGTAGCTCCCGAAACCGATGCCTTCCTCAAATCCCTCGTTCGCCGGGGTAAGGCCGCCAATCTCGCCGAAGCCGTCGATCGCGCCGTGGCCATCGCTCGCCGCGCCGAATCACGCAAGAAGCTAGAAGCCGCCACCGCCGACTACTACGAATCTCTGTCAAAGGAGAACATTGCAGAAGACAGCGCCCTAGGGCTGACACTGGCTTACGAATCAGGGAATGTAAACTTCGATGAGTGACGCGTATCCACTCTGGCCCGTCTCCCATCGTGGGGAGATTTGGACTGCAAATCTCGGCGACCCTCCCATCCGCCACTGGGTGGTCATCCTTTCCGTGGATGCGCGCAACCTTAGTCGCCACATCGACTCCGTTCTGGTCGTTCCTTTCAGCTCGAGAGGCATCGAGGGCCCCTCGGTAATCCGCATGGAAACTGGGGAATCCGGGCTGCCAGGCGTCTCTTGGTTAAAATGCTACTTCATAAACACTGTCCGCAAAGCACAGCTTGTGGAGAGACTTCCCCGCCCATTGTCGAACCGGCGCATGCGGGACGTCTGTCTCGGCATTCGCCGCGCAATCGACCCCGACGCTCCGTTTTAGTTTCACACCTCTTCACCAATTCCAGCGGCGGCGCGGGAAACGCTGCGGCCCAAATTGCTTGCGCGCCTCCGCCTCCAGCCTCTGAAACTGGATGGCCCGCGAAGTCGCATCCTCCGCCGTGACCTGACGCGCGATCTGTTCCCCCAGCGGCATTCCAGGCACGAACCGCACTTGAGAATAATGGGGCGGAGCCTGCCCCGCCCCGGGTCCGCCTGTGGCGGATGCCCCAACACCGGCGTATCTTGCGCCGGGAACTATTCCGTAGCGCGCCGCGTCGGCTGGATCGTCGCCCTCCACCTTGCGCACATCTTCGACCCGCCGGTTATCGCGCACGAGTTGCGGCAAACACTCCTTCAACTTCGCGCAATTCTCCGTGATCACCCAGGCGTCCTGCTCCAGCAACTGGTACATCAACTGCCATCCGCCAATCCGGTCGTCATCCGCCGGCGAAGGACGCGGCAATCCATTCGCCGCCAGCACCTCTCCCAGTTGCTCGGCGATCGAAGCTTCGCTCGTGCGGTGCGCAAACGCATCCGGCGAAAGGTAAATCTCCTGAATCTTCTCGTCCTTGCAGCGCTCGGCAACTGCCTGTCCCAGCATCCGCGGCGACAATCCGTTCTGCACAAACTCCCGGTACGTCACAATTCTTGCCGCAGCGTCGTCACGCGTCTCACCGCCTGACAACTCAGGATTCCTGGTCGCTGGTCGCTGATAACTGTTCGCTGCCCTCGGCATCGCGCAATGCCAGTACACCGCGCTGGGATGCTGGAATCCCCAGTCAATCGAAATCCACCGCGGCCACCAGGCCTGCATGCCGATTTCTTCGGGCCGCGCGGTGTGCCGGCCAATCTCGAACAAGTCGAAGTACTGGCCGGCGAAAAAGTCCCAGTTCCCTTCGAGAAACGCTTTCCGCAATTGTTCCGGGAGGGCCTCGAGCGTCTTGCGGTAATTCAGGTCGTTGGCATAGATCGGATTGTCGGCAATCCGGGCGCGTATAAAATCATAATCGTCGGGATCATAGAGTTCAGGACGCTCAAATCCCGTTGGGGGCACTTTGTCCACCCATAAAGCCTTAACCCAGGCATGTCCAATGTTCCCCGGATTCGTGGCACCCGCCATGCAAGGAAAGACGCGCTTCCCCGTGTTGTTCCCGCTTGTGTAGCAGGGCACGGGACAGCGGTTCCGCGAAGTCAGGAACTGCCACTGCTGCAGTGTGAAGTGGGTCAGTTCATCGACGCCGATGAACAAGAACTCCGCGCCCTGATACTGATAAACGTCATTCTCATTGCGGCAGTAGCCAAAGCGCGTGGTGGACCCGTTGGCCCATGTCACCAGGTGCTTCGCTTCGTTGTAGTTGCGATATAAATCTTGCGGCACTTCGCGCCGGAACTGGGCGATCAGCGAGCCTTCGAGTTCCGGGAACGTCCGCCGAAGCAGCAGTGTGTCGCTGCCGGCCACCTCTTGCGCCTGCTTGATGGCCTCAGCCAGCAGCGCTTTCGTCTTCCCTGGCCCCGCCGCTCCGCCAAAGAGGCGGTACTTTGCCCTGGAAGTATGGAATTCCTGCTGCCTCGCAAAGGGCTTGTACCACTCCGTGCGGCTGTTCTCTTGCCCTTTGCGAGCGCGCGCCATCATTGTGGCCAACGTGAATCCTTAGGCCCCGCGCAGCTTTTTGCCAACGAAGAACGCCGCGAAGCCCCCAAGCAGCGCCGCCGCTGCGCCCCAATGATGCAGGCTCAACACGACGCCGGCCACGACCGCGCCCACGCCCGCGATCTGTGCCACTTCCCCGATAAACACCGCTTTTGCGCTTGCCATCTTTCCTCCTCAGTCTCTAACTGGTCGCGGAATATTCCACTCCGAGGTTTCGCTCTCTTCCGCCGCCCGCTCCGTCTTTTCGTAGGCCATTTCCAGCACCTGCTCCAGCAATCGCCCCGACAATTTATCGTCGGGCGACCTCAGATGGAGGTTCATCAACTCCACCACATCAATCTTCTGATTCAGTGCACACAGAAACTCCCAGCCATCTACGGGCAGCTTCGGCCCACCTTTCAGATGCATCCTCTGTTCCCAAAGCGCTTCTGTGCTCTCTGGGGTTTTCCTAGGGGGAGTGCCCTGGGATTTCTTAGCCATGGAATCAGCCACCTCAGCGTTGGCTTCGCGGCCCGCAGCGGCTGCAGCGGAGAGTGCATCCCCGCCAGCGGTAGCCACTTTTCCGTCGTCAGAAGCAGTTGCGCCCAATGGCGACTCGTGCGTCGCCTGGCTCGTTGACGAAGGCACTCCCCTGTCTCGCGGCACCGGACCCACCACGAGCACAACTCCGGACATCGGACTGTCGTTTTCCCGGAAGCCCTTCAGCGTCATGCGAACGGGCGGGTCCACTCACTTCCTCCGCCGCGTGCGCCGCTGGTTGCGCCTCCTCTTGTCTTCTTGCAAGGCCGCCTCATCGTTCAATTCAGGCCCGTGAATCACTGCTCCCAGCCACGCACCAACGATTGCATCGCCGTGCCGCTGGCAGAAGCCCGATTCTGGTTCCGCTTTCCGAAGACACGGAATCCAAGCCGTTCGCGATCCCGCGATCGGGTAAAATGCCTTGCACCTTTTCATCGGATTTGACGGCGATTCTTGCTGCTTACCCTAGCGGAACGCGGGCATAGCAAAGCCCAGCCTCGCCGCCCTGCTTCTTGGCGCTGGCCCGCCCGATCCGCTGCCTGCCGGGGCGTTCACAAAATCGTCCAGGACCGCCAGCATCGCCAATCCCCGCGCCCCAAAATCATGGTTCCACTCAAAATCATCCCAGCCCAGATTCGGCACGGGCGGTGGTGTGAACGGCAACCGCTCTGACTGCTCGTCTTCCGCCGGAAATGCGGCGAAGCTGGCGAAAGCGCGCTGCCAATCGGCCTCGTCCCAGGCGCGTCCCGGCACGATGGGCGTCAACCCGGTTTCCGCCTCGCTCGTCGCTTGCGAAAACCACGTTCCCGCAAATCGCTGCCACTCCACCTCGTCAAAGGCGGAAGGGGGCCGGCCCAGCAGAATCCACCGTGCGTCGAATTCCGCGTTGGCTTGCAAGCCCGCGCGAACTTCAGTGGCCTTGTAGCCGCTCAACTCGTCATAGAAGAGCTCCGCTTCCGCCGGCAGCGGTGGAAGCAGAATTCTCCGCTCCTCCATATCCAGCAAGTTCGCCGGTGCTTGCGGGTTTGCAGGCGGGGGCTGCACAGTCACGTCGTTGTACAGCCCCGCAACCCAGGTTGTCGTCGCCACACGCTACTCGCTGAAAATGATCTTGAAGTTCACCGGCACGGATGTCCCGGTCGACTGGCTATCCAGCACCACCAACCCGTTGACGGCGTTGTTGGCGCCGGAAATGCCGATGGCCTCGTCCACGGTGAATGCGGCCCAAAGTCCCGTTCCGCGCTGATTGAACGCCAACTGGATTGCCGGCACCGCATTCAGCGCGCCGGTTCCCAATGAAGGTAGGGTGGACGCCAGGGAGGCTGCCGCCGGTGCATCGGGCACCAATTGCGCGGGTGTCACCGACGTACCCGAGGCATAAGTGCCCAGTGATGTCAGCCGGTGCAAGCGCAGGCGAATGGCATTGTCGGCGGGAGTGGCGTAAGACCCTGCCTGCAGCTTCTGCACATACGCGCGCAATCCCGCGTTGGCGCTGGCCGTCTTCAAATCCGCCAGCAGCGTGTCCGTATTCGCCGTGGCGTTGGTATTCTGTTGCGAGGAAACCGCGTAATAAAATGGCACGTCAACTCTCCTTTGTTCGCTTCAATTCCAATTCTGGCAAGGGCATGCGCCCATAGCGCTCATCGCAAGCGTCGCACACCACAAGCACTTCTTCCGGGGCCACGTGCGCGTAGCTTTCCGTGCTCACCCAGCCAAAGGGCCGCCCGCAGATCGTGCAATAGGCGCGCTCCAGCGCCAACGTCGGGTGCGTCACCCTTCCCGCATATCCCTTCAACCTCGAATCCATCAAAGCCTTTCTCTTGTCTTATTTTGCCAATCGTTGATCGCTGGTCACGGGTCGCTTCCTGATCGCTGATAACTGATCTCTGATAACCGTCATCCTCATCACGGTTCCCTTATTTCCTCCTGAAATACGCCCACGCCAATGCAAAATCCAATTCACTCCTCTTCGGCGGCTCGCCTTTCCAACCCGCAAAAAAACGCTCCCGCGCCTCTTCCATCCGCCGGTCTCCATCCGGAATCTGCCCGCAGCGAGGACAAAACGTCACGCAATCCTGCGCCGTCGCCGCTTGTTGCAATGTGTCATGCCGCAGGACTTCCTCCACCGCACGAGCCGCTTTCTCCCACACGTGCTTCTGCCGCATGCGCCAGAAGCGCCAACAGAACCGCATCCATTCCCGCACGTCACACTCCCTGAGCGTCAATCTCGCTGATGAACAGCACGCCCGTGCCGCTGCTAACAATCGCAGCCAGGGTCGTGTTGGCGTCATCCGTGTAATGCAGATAATCCAGCTTGGCCGCCGCCGGGTGGCTACTCAACGTGGCCGTCACGCCCGTGGGTCCGAACTGAAAGAACAGATCCACGCTGCCCCACAAACGGTAGTGCCGGCTGGGATTGAGCTGCACCGAGGCGCTAGTCACGCCCACGTTGAGCGCCACCGGCGAGTTCAGATAGCGGCCAATCTGTACACTCCGGCCTTGTGAATCGCCCCGCAT